CCCGAGACGACAGCTCCCGGAGGTTCGAACATGTAGTCGGCGAGAGAACCAGCCCCCACGCTAGTACTGAGAAAACCGACGGGAAATTCCGTCTGTATATCAGAAACTGAGATCTCCATCTTACCACCCGAAGGGTTGCCGGTATCGAAAGGGATCGGAGGCGCCATCGAAGGCTTATAGACAGCATTCGGAGTATCAGTGACACCCTGAAAATTAAGCTGACGATCAACATTATAGATCCGATCGGGAATAAAGAAATACTCCTTCTTGACACATACATTACCCATGAAAGGGGCCACGATCGGAAGAGCCTGCACACCTACGCCAGGCTGGAAGCTAAAATCATCACCAGCAATAACACGAGTCACGTTGGTGGGAATCAGAGTACCCCAGCTTGCAGAAGTGGGGTTACCGGAAAAAAGTTTAAACCGGGATTTCTTATTTCGCTTACGCGAAAGAAACATCATTGCCATAAAATAGATTGTTTTATAAGTTGTTTTTTATAATAAGAATAAGTCGGATAAGTCCTCAAAACATATTCCCAAATAAGCTGCGGAATAAGGGAATCGTTGCGACAGCGAATCTGATCCTTGGTAAAACATGCCAGCTTATAATAACGAGGAATACTGTAAGGGTGATTATCGATCAAGATAGAGAACCACTGTTTGCAACCAGTCATCATATATGCTCGAAGGGCGTCCTTCTCCGATTCCGACAATCGGCCAAACCCGTGAGAGACATACAAACGACCATGTAGATCTAAAATTTCCTTCGGAACGTCATTCCAATGCACAGCAGACTTCTTTGTGATATACTTCATTGCATAGCGAACGCCACCGAAATGGCGAAGAGGATCAACCCAAGCAAGGCCAAAGGACATCCAGTAATGACGAACACGCCACCAAGGCAGAGGGCATCCAAACATAATCGCATGGAGATGAAGTCGATGCTCAGAATGAAGCCTACGTTGAGCTGCGCGCTTACCGTCGGCAACCTCCAGCACAAAAAGATAAGGAAAAGAGATCTTACGATAACAAAAGCGACCCGTATCGGGATTTCGATAACGGAGGAGCTGATCCTTACGCATGCGGTCTATAAACCGACGAATAAAGGCGTAGGGCTCCTTGCAAAAGGCCTCATAGAATTCTGGTTTGAGAGTAAAGGTACAAAAATAGGAGTTTGAAAGGTTGTAACCGAGACGCTTGTAGATGTTACGAGCGCGAACAAACCAGTGCTGTTGACGTTTCTTAATGCACTGAACACACTTACCACAGGGCACTTGAAGCTTATAATCCGGCTGATTAGAGAACTGAGGAATCTCTACGCCAAGCTGGTCAGCAAGTTTAATGTAATGTGGGTTCGTAACCCGCAAAGGCTTGTTACACATAACTCAAACAAACTAAAAATCAAGATCTACAACTACAGGTGTTGTCCGCCGATTACTATGTTTTTGACCTTTGGACGGGGTCTTCCTTTTCTTCGGCCGCCGCGACGAGAACGACCGAGAGGCGCTGCAAGAACCAGAGAAGCGAGCGTAAATGAAGAAAAAGAGATCCGAGATCCTGAACTCATAGATAACACGGTTACACTCGGAGTCGAACAATCCTTGTTCGATGGTGAAATAAAATGGCACCTGAGCTGCGACAATAGAATCAACTGCGGTTTGGATTCGAACACGATCTGCCAAGGCAAACCGAAAAGAGATGTAGCCACCGTCGACGGCATAGTCGGAGCAAGCTGCGAAGAATGTTTCGACAAAATGAGCTCGAGGTTCAAACTCGAAAGACTGTGAGAAGGTGTCCCAAGATTCGTTGTTAAGCATGATAGGTCACGAGATTTGATTTTAGATTCAATCCGCACGGTATCATGATGAACACCGTTACGGAATACTTTCCGAGAATAGCTGCACGATACAGTGAAGTAGGCAGCAAGAGCAGCGATTATAGACGCTATAAGCGTCCAAAAAGCTTTGTTGCGGTAAAATGGTGTTTTTTCCATAAAAAGTGATTTAATGAGTAATTTAAGTGCCCTACGGGGCGAATATAATGAATTTTTGCATCGATGCAAAGCGTTCCATTTTTCAAATGCAAGAAAATTGTTTTTTTTCGACCAAAAGATCAATTACTCGGAGAAATCGACGAATTAAAAAGACCTGAGAAGTGCATAACGGGGGAGAAAGTAAGGACGCAAAACTGTGCCTGAGCTACTTAGCTCCGTCATCGCACGCACGCGAAGCGCGCGCGCGCGTTAACGGATGCAGACAAGCTCATGCACGGGGCTCCTAACTCTCTCCCCCGTACCCCCTCTCAGTCACCTAATGGAATTCGCTTCGCTCATAGATTTTTATAACTTTGAGAGAACCGATGCGGAACCTCGCGAGGGCGCTGTTTCCACATCTGGCATATATAGGCAAGAGAAAGAGCCTTCTCTCAAAATGGGTATTTACGGGCGCGATGGTAAACCATCGCTTACGTGCCAGCGGACTCCGTCCGCGACCATGGCACCTTATAGAGGTGCTAGTCGCTACCTGCGGTGCGGGGTAAGACTGCAAGAGGAACACAGAAGGTTACAAGCCGCAGGAAGCAAATAGGAGCCCGGCAGCGACGGCCGGGCTCAAATAAACTCAAGAATTCTACTTGACTGAATTAATCTCCTCGTAAAGAGCATTATAGAGGTCTGCTGCAAAATCACTCTTCGAAATTCCAGAGGGGAGCGAAACAATACGCCAAATACCGTCCCACATGTTTTTGGGATCATGAATGTTAGCGAGGTAACGAGCAAGCTCCTCAGCCTGACGGTAGGTCAGGACACGCTCCTGAACGAACGTAATGGCCGCAGCACGGGCTTGCTGACGCGTAAGTTCAAATTTCGGAGCACGAAGAAGCTGTTCGGTCTCCTCCTGAGCCATCTTAAGCAGGGTGTCCTGCTTGAGATTAAGAGCTTTGTGCGGCTCAGTCGCCGCCTGGGCTTCAGAAAGCGAGGCACCAGCCTCGAGAGAGCGTTTCTGAGCACCACGAAGAAGCTCTACAGTGACCCGATCAGCATCAGTTTTAGCAGCGTTGGAAAGTCGCTCCATAACTGACGCATTGATCTCAGCAATCTTAGCCTGCTTGGTATCAAGATCCGCAATGGCATTGGCCTCGGCGTACTTGACTTCAGTTTCTTTGAGAATATTACTGAACTGCTTGGACGTAAGGTCTTCACTCGCAATAGATTTTACAATGTCAAACATAGAATTCGTATTCTCCAAACCAGTAGTCTCAGCCCGAGTTTTAAGGGCTTGCGACTTAGTGAGCTCAATATTAGCCTCGGCCTGAAGAGCTGAGAGGGTCTGCTGAGTGGCATTACCAAAAGCACCCACAAGGGGGCTAGTCGGAATACCACCCGGCTGCGAGAAGGACTGCGCAGAAGGCGTCGAACCACCATAGGAGCCAGGATCAACAGAAGACGTCTGAATACCTCCGACATCAGCGTAGGGAGTGAGCCCGGCCGCAACACGCGCTCGACGCTGAGCGGCCGGGGAATTGTATTTATCCCAGTACAAATTATTCTGCTGAGCTTCCAGCTGAGCCATATAGTCCGCATACTCCTTCTGATAACGCTGCTGTTCTTTGAGAGCCCACCGATTGTATTTCTCGGCACGAGCATTCATCTTAGAAGCAGCAATACTCGAACCACCAGCAGCCGCAAGGCTACTAGCACCGGCAATAAGCGCAGAAGTAACAAGGGCAGACATAACTACTTGTCATTTTGTTTACCCAACTCCTCCTTGTGACGCTCAGCAGAAGTCTCGCCGACGCACTCGGCAATACGCTCGATGCGCTCGAACTTATCAAGCGAGAAATCCGAGCTAGGATCCGTCGAAAGGAACGAAGCATCCTTACCAGAAGGCTGAATCTCATCGTAAGCAGAATCACCACGAACAGCCTGCGTATCACAAGAAAGATAGCCGAAGGTGTAATACTCCTCGAGGATCTCGTTCATACCCTTGGCACCGACAATAAACTCATCGGGCTGAGAAACACAGTTGCGAACATGATAGGAAGCATGCTGATCAGCACAAGAACGAATACCAACGCGCTGCGAAAGGTTGGAATAAAGACAACCTACATGCGGATTATAATCTTGTTTTGTTTTCATGACGAAAAAGGTTTAGAGAGTTGTTGCAACATTGACCTTCGACTTCTCACGGAACACCACGATATCAGCAACATTATCGAGAACGAAATTCTCGGCAGTGGGCCGCTGATCGTAGAAGACGTAATTGAAATCACCACACAGAATATAAGGACACGAAGAGGGCGAAACATAGATCCGCTTGAGGAAAGCCGTAAGGCGCTGGAGAGAAAGTTCGTCGACATAGACTCCAGCGGCCGAAATGAAATTGCCATAAGCCGGAGTATCCATGACGTAGGCGAGATTGCGACCATAATCACGAGAAAGAACCCAGTAATCAAGGTCATTACAGAGGCGACCGTGAGGCTTCGAGACAGCCGTCATGAGTTCACTCCAGGCGGGTTCGTAGCCGACGTAATTGAGATGTTGCGCCTTGAACCCGGGAATAGAAAGAATAGAATTAGCATAGGACGCATCTGCAGCACCAAGATTCTGAACCTCGCCAAAGACCGTGGAAGCCTTCAAGCCCTGCATCGCAATATTATCGAGCGCAGGAGCATACTGCTGGCCCAAGGAAATTTGCCTCGAGGTAGGATTAATGTAAGACGGATAGTAAACCCGCGGAACAATGGATGTAATCTCCATAAAATAACCATCATCATTAAAATGATAGTTACGACGACGGAAACGAGTGCCGCCAGAAAGCTGGCCAGAAAAAGCACCAAGCGGCGAGGAATTATCCTCGAAGCCCGTCGTCTGGTAGAGCGTATTAACATTCATGTCGAAGGAATCACTGCCAAGGAAAGCCGGACAGGTATTATCCTGAGTGAGCTTGACATCGAACTGGGACTCGTAGAAGTCCGAGTTACGACCACCACCGGCGAAGGCGAGATCCATGTAACGCTGCATGCGAGATGCGAAAGTGATATTACGCATCGACACAGAATTGCCCGAAGTCGAAACATCGACAGCAGCATCGGTGAAAGATGAAGTTTTTAACCAAGCCTCGAGGTAGTAGGACGGAAAACCACGCTGGAAAAGAGACTGCCGACCAGTGAAGAAACTCCAAGTGAACAATTCAGATTTGACAGAATTCAGGGCAGCATCGACATTCGTAGAATACGAGGCGCCCGAATCCTCACGAATAGCCGGAGAGATATTCGGTGTGGTCTTGATGGCACGTAAAGCGGATTCCAGCTCAAGAACATCCAAGAAGTAGGGATATTCCAGTGCAGAATCAGACTTAGTACCGGCCAAAGAAGTAGTAATCAGACCGTATTGCTGGTTGATATAGTAGTTGTAGTAGATATCAGCATAACCAATATACGGCGTAAGATCGATAACACCTGTGACGATAGAACCCGGAGCTTCGCCCATATAATCGGCAAGAGAACCGGGGCTGACGATATTACTAAGAGAATCAAGCGGCAGATCCGTTTGCAGATCAGAAACCGAGATGCTGATCGCATCACCTGATTGTAAGCTAACATCGAAAGGAATCGGAGGCGCGATCGAAGGCTTATAAACACTATTCGGAGTATCAGTGACACCCTGGAAATTAAGCTGACGATCTATATTATAGATCCGATCGGGAATGAAAAAATACTCCTTCTTAACACATACAC